CCCGATAGTCGCCATAGCTTGTTAGTACGTCTTGAAAGGAGATACCCTCAACGATAGAGTTTACCTTACTCTCGTCCGTTACTCCTTCAGCTTTCTTGCTTGCGATTCGCTGAAGGGTGGCATCCTCAACCCCTTGGAATTTGGTTTTAAGTCCTGCCAAAATTTGTTCGTAAATGTTCATACTTTATAAAGTGTTAACTTGAATAAATCTTTTCAAATTTACACATTATAAAAAGGGGATTTGCGTTTTTCAGTGGCTCAGAAATGACAATAAAGCGATTGTAAGAAAAAGCCGCCTATACTCACGTACAGACGGCTGAAATAATACATAAACAGTTATATAAAGAATTTATTCTTGCGTTTGTGTTGTTGGTTGATTCTCCTTTTTTTCTTCTTTGATTTGTTGCAGTTCGTCTTGTAATTCGCCATAATTAGAACAGAAACTTACACCATGTTCCATTGACCACACGCCACCACTGACAGCAGCTGCTGCGGTTTCAACCTTATCTCTTTCGCTATCAATCATGAAAGGAACAATCTCTGTTTCAATGTTCACCGTCTTACTTGCGGCTTCAAGTGATGTGTTCAGCGTACCAATAGCAGATGTGAGGAAATTAACTCTTCGTTGGAAAAACTCTCCTAATTCCTCCGCATGGTTCTGCACTGCCATATGAGCTGCCATGAAGACATATCGGAAAGCCGTACCACTAAGAGCATTGCCAGTACCTTTGAGTTGGTCGAATGATATACGAGGCGTATTTGTTAGTCCGTAAATCTGATTAAAGTATGTTTCTATCTCTACTTTGATAGGGTCGGATGATTGATTCCATGTGAGGTATTGCGCATTTGCACCATCTCCCGTTAATTGCATCATTCTGTTACGTGCATCACCGCTCAAATTGTCGGGTTGCAACTCTCCAAAGAGCATAAGGAGAGGGAAGAAGTGATTATCTATACAATCAGCATAGCCACTCAAACATTTTTCCAATCGAATACGTAACTGCTTAACCTTTGCGCATAACGGCTCGGGACGAAAGGCATACATGACGGGGAGTTTCTGAAACTGATGTGCAAATGTACGTTCTACATTCTCTGACCATATCTTATCAAGTTCCCACTGATACACCTTATCTGCGGTAATAGTCATAAATGCGGTGTGCTCGTTGCCGTCTAAGTCTTTCTTCTTGTATTCACGGGAGAAAGCTATCATGTTGCCGTTATCGTCAAAGAAAGGATATAATGTATCTCCACGGAAAGGCGACCATATTTGCGACCTTAACTGGTATTCGGGTACTTTCTTTCCAAAAAGGGACACAAATTTGCGCTTTAGCTGTGCCCAAAAACCATCATCTTTGACGACGTACCAATACTCCGCTACTTCCTGCTCTGATAGCCACGAACGGACCAACTTGCGGTTTTGAAATTTTAGTTTATTCTTCTTGAATACCTGCTTGACAGTTTCAAACACGTTCTTCTCTCCATCGTCTTCTGGGGTACAGTCAAGCGTGGGTTCCGTACCTACACAAAAGGCGGTATGAATGTTTACTATATCCTGCTCAATAGGAATTGCAATGCGGTTAGGCTCTTTCATATCATATTGCGCAGGTATGTGTATTGTCTTTCCGTTCTCGGGGTCAAACTTATCCTCTGCCATCTTTACAAGGACTTTAATCTTCTTGTAAAGTTCTGGGTTCATGATGTCGTGTTTCTTCATGTCCCAATCAGCAAGATTTGCTGATGTGTCGGGGAGAGGATTGCGCCTGCCTTTCTTAAGGTAGCTAATCTTCTTATCAATGTCCTCAAGTGCGAGGATGTCATCTAATGTCTTTACCATATTGTTATCCTGTTTATCGGGCAAAAGCTGCAGCCATGTCGCCCTTTGGTTTTAATATCTTTCCTAACAGCTGACCAAGGACATAATAGCGAACCGCATCTATGCCGTGGTTATACTTGTCTATTGGTTGGTTGATATAGTTGCCGTCCTTATCCGTATCCCATACATACTTTCTGAACTCTGTACGGAGGTTATATGACCGCTCTGTAACAAAGATATGGTCAAAGGACAGCATCTTATCTATTCCTGCAATGATAGAGTTGCCACTCTTATCTACGGGGTAAATCTTTATACCTGCGTTATGTATCTCTTGTATCAATCGAGGGTCTGCGCTCTCGGAGAATACCTTTAAGCTGCCATATCGCTTGAGTTCCTTTACTATATCAGATGACAACATACCCGTGCGGTAGAAAAGCTCATCAAGATATAAGTCATTATCAATGATACCACATAATATTCCTGCACTCGGGTCGTGGGTAAATCCAAAGTCATCACCGATAGCAACCTTTTTGCACCACTTCGGGAACTCCTTAACAACTCCGATTTTCTTAAACACTGCACCTTCTGCAACATCTGCCCATCTACCCATGACGGTATGAGCGTACTTCTCGGGGTTGTTAGCTTTCATGTCCTCAACCTCCTTAATGAACTCGGGGGAAAGGTTCTCTAAGTTATCCAAGTAGGTTGTATGAATATGCAATACATTCGGGTGGGTGCTTATCTGAACAGGCACACCATCATACATCACCTCCTTATGTGTGTTCTCAATAAAACGCTTGTAAACCCAATGGTTGTTGTCAGTAGGGTTCATAATGATGATAATGCGGTTCTGTATTCCTTTCTGACGGATTGAGAGCATAATTGTTTCAAACTCTTTCTCCGAAACCCACTCTTCTGCTTCATCGACAACAAAGGTGGTAACGCCGTGAATAGATTTCAACTTTGCCGTTTGATTTCCGCTTGATGTCTTAATACCTCTAAACATGACTGCACCACCGCTGCGGAGGTTCTTTACATCTGTTTTAGTGTGCGTGTACCATTTCGAGTTTCCATCAAGTTCCACCTTCTCCATAAACTCGGGGATAACGGACATTCCAGCAGACACCATTGTGTAACGAGTATATAGTATCTGGTGGACTATCCTCTTTGCAGGAGTAGGGTGTTTCACCTCAAACAACAGACGCTCAATGAAAGTGGAAACATTGAAACTCTTTCCACTTCCTCTACCCCCTGTAACAAGAATGATAAACTTATCCTTGTTATGGTATAACGGAGCATATATCTGTTGAGGGTTTATCCTATTCATTTGTGTTATCGGTCATCCACTTATCAATGTCGATACCATTCTCGGAGTACAAAGCATCTTCATCGTCTTGTTTTTTCTCCATCTTGCGCCATGTAGGGTCGTGGTGATAGAGTAGGGTAGCAATAGCTTGCATGTTAGGAGGTAGTTCCATCTCGGACTCTTGCACCACTGCTTTATCCGTCAGCGTCACCCATCCAGTACCACCGCAATAGGGGCATTTCTTATCTGCCCCCATACACTCGCATTTATCTTGTACGAACTTAACTATCCTTGATTTGGTCTTCTTTCCACCAATCGCACCCTTGATGTATGTACCACGAAGTAAAGCTACTATCCTTGTCCGTCCATGTGCTAAGACGTTATTTATACGATCTCCACGTCTTTTGTTTTCTTCATCCGTCCAATTCTCATAGTTGCCATTTTTCATGCAAGTGAATACCTCTCTGCATAGATTAAGCTCGTTTGCTATCTCCTCATCCGTGTATCCGTTCATTGCAAGACCTTCTATGCGCTTGTAGAAATCTTCACTATCGTAGTCGTGTTTTGGTTTTGCCATAACTATTCAGTTAAAAGGGTTTCTATCTTTTCAGAGAATACTTCACCTTTGAGGAACTTCTCATCGGGGTTAAACCCGAATTTCTCACAAAACTCTGCTTTTGCATCCCAATTGTCGAATGATAACATAAGATAAGCGTCCATATTTGCGGCTGCCTTTGTAGCAGCTTGTTTCACTTCTTCTTTTACTTGCTTCATATGAGCAACTTTCTCCGCTCTTTCTGCTTGCTTTTGTGCTACTTCTGCTTGACGTTCCTCTCTGACGGGTTCCATGAGCGTTTCGAGTTCATCAGCGATGTTGTTTTCTTCTTCTGTCTGAAAGTTGAAATCTACACCGATAATATCGAGGTCTTGTTCTGTTAGTCCTGCGTCTTTGTAGTCGATGTCAGGGATAAGCTCACGGAGTGTATCGTAGTTCCACTCGCCCTGTGCTGATGGGTTGTTGAGAAGTATAAGAAGCTCTTTTTCTTCTTTCTCCTCAACGTCTATCAAGTCCACTCGGATAGGGTAGTCGTTATCCTTTGTTTGAGTATTGTACTTTTGGAGTTCGTCCATGACCGAAAGCCGTTGATGTCCGCTTACAAGTGTATATCCTGTCCGCTTGTTCACCACGATGCCTCCGACCATACCGAATTTCTTTATACCACGTTTGAGAGCCTTGCGGTTCTCTTCGGGAATTGTACGAGGGTTCTGCTCGTGAAGTTTTATTTGAGAGCGTAGGAGTTCCACGCTCTCTGATGTGAAGTATTTGTTATCCATCTGACTTGTCTCTGTTTATTGTTATCCGTTATTCAATCCCATATAGGTGGAACGGGAAATTTTTTTAAATGGTTGATAATGGATTTCTCCGTTAACCGCAATATTTGTTTTCCCACTCTTTTTTATATTTTGTGAGTATCGCTTAAATACGGCATTCGCTTTGTTTATTCGTGCGCTACTGCCTAAACGTTGTATCCTCATTAGTTGCGAGGCTAAATCATTCAATGACTTTCTTGCCATAGTTCTAATTTTTTGGTTGTTATCATGCTACTGTGCCTTTTGCTTTCGTTCCCATATAGGTAGAACGAGGATATTTTTTGTTATATGAACTATCATCATTATAATTCCATTTTCCTTGTGACTTCCTTATGTTGTCATAATAGCGGAATGAGGTGTTTCTGACCTTGTCGATTCTTGAACTATTTCCACGGCTACGGCTCATGATGGAATTTGCTTGATTCATTATGTCATTTACGGATTTTCTTCTTGCTATAATTATTCTTTGTTATCCTGTTTATAATTCTGTTCAAATAAAATTCTCTCACTCATTGGAAACACTGCATATATCTTCTGCAAGTCCTGCGGATAGTGTTCATTAAGCCACGTAAAGCAGTCTATGTTAAATCCTAATCCGTTACTTGCTTTGTTCCCATACAAAACGGGTTGCGGCAAACGCTTCATGCGCATATAGGCTTTAACGTCTTTTTGTGTCCACGATGCAAGCGGATATACTAAGCCGTTATTCTCATACTCGTTGGCTTCATAGCCTTTAAGCATAAGATTTCGGTTCATACCGTCAGCTTTCTTCATCCCTAAGAACGTATAGTAAATGCCCGTCTTTAACCTCACTGCCTTAATCACGTCAGCGAGTTTCAGCAGCTTTACTTTTGGATTAGGAACGCAATATAGACCGCCACGAAGAATATACGTTAAATTCCAATGAGGGACTTCTATAAACTCGACCTTTGGATATTTCTTCTTTACCCACCTTATCCAGCCGTTGATGTGGTCCAAGTCCTTAATAAAGTACATAAATACACATACAACTCTTTCAAAGTGTGGATAGACTAAATCCAATGTTACGAGTGAGTCCTTGCCAAGTGAACACATAACAATGCAAGATGACTGCTTCTCAGCCACCCTGCATATTACGTTATGTGCCTCTTGTAATTTGTTCATTACCCTGCGTTCATTACCC